ATAAATTAACTGAACCGACACGTTTTTAACTTGAGAGGTTAAGGTAATCGATTCATTCCGACCCGTGACTTAAGAGTCTCCGGCCTGACTCGACAGACAGTAGGACCCTAACTAGTATCTTCCTAGCGGAGACATGCGTTGCGGATAAATGATTTGGTGCCGATATTTTACAGTTACCTATTAACAGTGATAATCGACTCCAGTCCGACCCGCAACTTTAAAGCACACCCTGACAAACGCGGTTGAGGCTACGCCAGCCTCGGTTTATTTTTTATCTTAAACAGGATGGATAAATGATTTGGCACCGGATCCTAGAACCAACCCTAGGACATGGGCCAGGCGGCCCATAAAGGAATCGAACCTCTGATAACCGATAGCACATTCGACCCATCCTAAGTAACGGATAAATAATAGAGACTGATGTTTTGGTGACTTAGGCCGCTCGTCCACATCAGCAAGTGAGCTGGCGCCAGGATTCGAACCTGGGTCTCCCTCTTTGCAGGAGATAACCAATCTCAATCCGACCCGTTACTCGTTAAAACATGGCTTGGATAAATGTTTAGAAACCGATGTTTTTCGCGCTCTACCAAACTGAGCTACCTAACAGCTATTGCTGTTGGACAGGATTCGAACCTGCGACCTCGACCTCCCAAGGGTTAACCGATTTCAGTCCGACCCAAGACATGTAAGTCTTTTAGGTGAGTTGGATAAAGTAGTAGTCACCGGCGTTTAAGCGCTCTGCCAATTGAGCTACAGTCCTAAGACTGACGAGACTCGAACTCGCAACCACCTGATTAACAGTCAGTTAACCGACAACAATCCGACCCAACTCACCCTATTCAAGTTTCAAACGTCGCAATTTCCCAGCCGATATTTCCCAACCGACACAGACAGTAGCACAGAGTCCATAATCTGTCAAATGTGCCCCTGACCAGCCGAAACGCTCCTAGGTAGCGATCTTGATGGGTAGACCTCAGTAGGAATGCTACCTTATTGGATTGTTCGGCTGGGGTCTCATCCTCAGGGACTCAACTACTGAGGTCTACCCAACTCTCTGGTGTTCCTACATCTAGGCTAGCACATCGCCCAGTGATTTCGCAAGGAAATCCCCAACGTAATCCTTGGAGACGAAATCAATACGAACACGCAAAGGCTCAGCCTGGAGATGTCTGATCTCCTCCGGTCCTTCAATGTCAGACATGTTTGGCTGGATAATAAACTCCTCACAGTTATTAGTTTCCAGCTTGCAGAAAGCAGTAATGTGTGGAGGATGCCCAAACCGATCAGTGTAGGATTGTATTAACAACTCAATTATTATCTTCTTCAGGGAAGATTCAGCAGCATGTTTTACCATGTCTGCAATGAAATTTCCCTCAGGAAAATCATCCTTGGACATTATTCAGACCCATCTCCGTATCCACATCGTTTCACTCGCTTGTAACAACCAAGGTCAGGTGAATGAACATGCGGTTTCTTACCACACTGAGGGTAACTGTAAGTTTTATCATCTGGTCCATAGCAGCCATACGCACCCTTTTTATGGACATGCGCTGTCTTTCTACAGATGAGTTCATTATCCCAACAACCACGCGAGTGTTTATGGTTCTTGGCCATTATACCTCGTGTGGCTTGGGATAGAAATCTTTACAATCATCACACAGCATCTTGCGTTTCTTTCCTACAATACGTGGCCATGTCGATGAAACTTCCTTCTTACACAGTTCACACTTCTTTTTAGCCATTATTATTAATCCTTCATATCATCTACGGCGACAGCAACCCCACACTTACTACAGCAAGTGTATAGTTTTCCTCCCTTTTCATACTGTCGACCTAGGTCATTATGTACGCCACCCTTTGGGCAACGTGGATTTGGCAGTGGCAGCTTTTTCTTAGCCATTTTGGAAAGGTTCAACTCCACTTCTTTTCAGGAAATCAATGGCAACCTGATTAAGGCAGCGACCGTCTCCAGCATCGTCATGGTGCTCTTGACAACTACCATGATGATCAAATCTACAGGGATAGGGATCTACATATTGCGAGAGATAGGCCAAAGCATCCTCAAGATCTTCTCTGAGTTCTTTCTTAGTCTTACTCTCCACTAACATTGTCCCTGTGTATAGCTCACCCAGCTTCTTTGACAACCACGATGCTAGTACCATATGTCTTCACCCTTAAAGTTGTTATTCTACCTTTGCCAGCCCTGTCTGTCAAATGGAAAACTCCACACCTACAGCCGTAGTAACAAGTTAATGTTCCATATTTGATCCTCATCCAAATACATTGGACAATAGCATCTACTTCATTACCATAGGCTACTTTATTGGGTGTAGGACAGTTATTTATTCTGTTCTCGGACCCACTGTTCAAACTTCCCCTTTCTACAATCAGGACAGGGACCCTGTAGACGCACTCGTTTCCCACTCACAACCATATTGTGAGTGTATTTTCTACTATTACCACATTTCTTGCAGACCAAATCCTTTTCAGGCACAGAAAATCCCCGCTCCTACTAATCCCGAACCTACAGGACCTAACGGCATACCGCCATGAATTGCAGTCTCATCTACAGGTAAGTCAGCCGCTAGGACCAAACCAATCGAAATCATCAGACTTAACAGTAGCATTTTCATGGTTCACACACTCCCTTAATTGTTTTCTAGTATGAATCTCTAAATCCTCACCGCACGTTTCGCACGGGCCTGGTCCCATATCACTCATTCGTTATCCCGTATCGTGAATAATGATTCGACAGCACCAATAGGAGTTTCACTGGTCACTCCCAAAATCGTACTACCGTTCTTATCTTGATAAGAGATCTCAGCTCTCCATATACCTTCGCCGTTCTTCTGTAGGCTGAATTTATGAGTGAGATGATCCCCCGCATTTAAATAGTTGTAAATAGCCCACATAGCACCACTCATATCAAGCATTACATTGGTTCATCCTCATAGAAATGTTCGTGTTTATCGGTCCACTGTTCTGTATCATGATCCTGGTATGCATAACAGTCAGATGGATCTTTATATGACCACGTGCATAGCTCACCTGGTTCATGCTCCACAAGATCAGGGCGGCAGTCGCTAAGATAATGACGCTCGCCATTTGATTGATACCCATGAATTAGCCACTCACCACAGAAATGACAATTATGCGGCTCAACTCCAGGCCATTCATCCCACTTACTCATCAGCGTACCACTGGATAGATTTAACCATATGCCACGGATAGAAAATAGTGGTCTTCTCACTCCTTAAATACAAACCCTCAGTCTCAATATCTGAGTTCTTGAATACATGATCCTTCCCTACTAGGAGTTGATCGTAATTTCCATTTTGCAGTGTGTGATTAAGGACAACTTTCATTACATTTCCCCACTTCTCAGGGCATCCCAAGCGGCCTGGAATAGCTTGGCGTTATCTTCGAATCCCTCAACCAACTGACCCTTAGCATCAATCAACTTAGCCATCCATGAGTCCACAGTGTTCTCTACAGTAATGATATGAGTCTCTGTGTCTTGTGTCTGACCCAGCCGATCAATACGGCCAATTGCCTGATCTTCTTTTGCGGGATTCCATTCGCGGTCCAGCAAAACCATGTGAGCTGCACCAGTGAAGTTCAAAGCAACGCCACCGGACTTATAATTGGCCAACACATTGTCATACTTAGGATGCTTAGGCATGGTCCTACGATCAAAGTCCAGCTCAATAACATCCTTCATATGACGACTGGTCGAGCCATCATAAACAGCAGTTCTGTAACCGAGCCTACGTTGTAGCTCATGAAGACCAGGCTTGAACTGAGACATCAATGCAACTCTGTCTGCCTCCTCATTGATTTCCTTAATCAGCTTGGTGGCATAATCTAGCTTGCAAGATTCATAAACCTCAAGCTTGCCGTATAGCTCCTTTTCCTTTGTTTCTGGATTGGTCACATGTAGCTCAATAGCATTAGGCCACACGAGAACCTGTCGTAGCCTCATAAGCAGAGTGAGGAAGATACTAATTGACATGACCTTTTGATTGTCAGGGTCAAGTACAATCTGTGCGTACTTCCGAGCCTGCTCGTATGCCGCATATTGCTTGGGATACTTGCCAGCGAATTCCTCTGTAGAAATAACATGCTCGACAACAGCATTTGGAGGAATAATAACTCCGGCACTCTGCCTATCACGTGCAAGATAACGTGGACCTATCTTCTTGAGTAGAGCCTCAGATCCACCATGACGAAATCGCCACTTACGGTCCGCACCCTGAATACAGAAGTCACGAAGATATGTCTTCTCATCAGGGAATAGTTTAGGATCAATGAGATGCAAATGTGGGAATAGCTCCTGGGGCTTGTTCAAAATGAATGAACCAGTCATCGGAAGGTAGTTCTTAACCGAGTTAAACTCCCGGATGTTAGCTTCAAGCCCACACTTACACTTAGCAACCCATGGCGTGTCATCCTCTACAGAGCACCTAGCATATCCACACCCAGGACATTCATTGCAGCCAAACCTCAGTCGCTTGATACCTTGTGCAATGATGGACTTCATTTCCTTAGCATTATGGGCTTCATCCACAATCAATGTGTCAGCCTTCAATACAATGAGATCATCAATCAATGTCTCATCTCTGCGCCAGGCTTCATAGTTCAGAATGATTGTCCAAGTGGGCGCATGCACAAGTGCACCAAGCAAGTATTGGCGTTGTGCCTTAGGCATCTGCCCAATCTTGATTGGTGTACGGTGGGGAGTCCACAGATTAATCTCACGAATAAAGTTATTCTGAGATCCCGATGGACAGATAATAATACACTTGTGCGAGTCAATCAGATCAGCAAAGATAAGAGAGGTCAGTGACTTACCAAGACCACGTTTATCCCCGAGCAGCGCACATTTAGCCGTGGCCAAATGGAACGCGCCGTCAATCTGGTATTCGTATGCGCCAAACCCATCACCACGATTTTCTTTACGCCACGTAGCACTCAGCGACGCATTGCGCAACTCTTCAATCTGGGCGAGATAATCCGCATGGATTTTCTCAGCGTCCAAGATTCGAGAGAGTTCACGTTGCAGGGATTCAATCTCATCCTTAACCTGAGTACCTTCTTTTTCACAAGTACTGAGGTCTGTTTTGGCAGCCTGAAATAAAGCTTCGGCTTCCTCAAACCGAGCCTTGATTTCATCGTATGCCTTTTTAATTGTGTCGCGCTCTTGTGCCTTTTCTTTGGCACCGTTATTTAGCTCAGTCCACTGTTCCTGTAGACTGGCACGCTTATTTCCGAGTTCAGATAGCTTACTAAGGACCTCTTCTTTAGTCATACTGTATGACCCCAATGACGGTAGCAAGACTCACAGCAATCTACAGGAACGATGACCCCATCATCGTCTACCTCTGTAGGTACATTCTTCCAACTACCTTCCATATAGCCGTATTCATATAGAGCCGACCTACAGAAATGACAACGGCCTACAGGAAGGTACGTGACACCTTGATAGGTGCGCATCAATGACTCAAGTTCAATACCTGAGAATTGATATTTAAGAATGGAGACCACATTCCCCATCCTTACGGCTCTTGTCCGCAAGCGCCCAGCAATTCTTACGCAGACAGAAACCAGTCTCAGGCTCCACATACTTGAGTTCATATTTCTTCCAAACCAAACGTCCACCCGCGACGTTGGCAATAACTCTCAGTTGATTGGTCTCAAGTTCCATCAACTCTGGAGTAAAGAACTCTACAGAACCATCAGGCTTGATAATAGCCGGTCGCTCCACATAGTCAACAAAGGCAGCCGGCTTGTCATCTGGATTTGGGTGTCGGGGGAGTGGCATTATATCCTCCTGATATTATTTGACGTGAACCACATAGGATTCGAACCTATAACCTGCCATGGTAGCTGCCATTGAGCTAGTGGTTCTGTATTTAATTAAAAGAGTGGTGGCAGTAGGAACGCAGCCGCTTTAATGACTGACTTCATCTCACTCATGAAGATGTTACCTACTTTTATCTAGCGGCTAGGCCACCGGGATAAAGCTATTCAGTTAGGGAAGGTACGTAGTATTCCCAATTAGCCGCTCCGAATTGGCCAATGAAATTGAGATCTACTACGTCAACCGTAATTGTGCCTGACTTCTCGTGCCAATCATAGTCAGAGCTAAACTCGACTAGCCTTCCGGTGAATGATCGTCCGCCGTCCGTGACTACGATTGTCTCTCCCGGTTGAATCATCTTGCTCCTTGTATTCGTTCGCCAACTTTCCCACAACCCAGCGCCCAATGTAACGATCCCAGCGAGCGTTACGTGTTCCAGGAATTTTCCTGATTGGGTGCGGCCGTTCAGGTTTCGTTAGGCTTTGCGAGGACCATTCGAAAGTGTTAGCCTCGAACCTTTGCACGGTTATCCTTTCGACGGGCACCACGACACACAACCAAATGAGTCAACATCCCAGCATTGACTCGAGGATGTGCACCGCAGTGATGAGGACATGCCGTAGTAGTTCTTACGACTCCGTGCTTTTTGAGGTAAGCCGCCATAGCCTTGTCCTTTGCGCGGCGGTCGTTCTTAACTGAGGACATTATCTATCCCTTCTGAGATTTGTGCAGTTCTCCGAGGATGTTCACCAAAAGAACGGCCATCTTGAGAGGGTCGCCCTGGTATTTGATGATCAGCGCGGAAGCAAAGTTCATCTTTGTCTGAAACTCGTCACCGTCATTTCCCTGCAACGCAGTGTCGTAAGCCTCCACAACCATGGGAACAGTCTGTTCAGCAGACTCTCGCATCTCAGCACGAGCGCGCTGTTCAAGTTCCTCAATGGGAACTCCAATAGCCTGTGCGAATTGATCAATCAGGGACATTATCTATCCTTTCATTATATTGACGTGTTCGAAAAGGGAATCGAACCCTAATCCTTTCGGTCTGCCATGAGTCATGTCATATAGCGTCCTACTTGGGCCTACAGGAATGGTTTACTCTTCCTGCGCCAGACTCGAACAACCATCCTCTCACCCATCCGGCAGGAACCCGGCATATAATTAGATTCGGAGATACATATCCGTGACCACAACCCCACCTACAGAAGCCATGGCATATAGTTCTCAGCGAGAATTTCTATCCGGCGACGATCAGCACATGTAATCCCAGCCTTGAGTAATGTGCATAGCCACATCAAATTCCCATTTGGTTTCATTGCCGAACATCATGCGGAGCATACCACAAAGCCTACAGGAAGTCAAGTTAATAGATTAAGTACAGCGCATCCCTGGTAGGATTCGAACCTACAGCCGCTGGTGTAGAAAACCAGTGCTCTATCCATTGAGCTACAGGGACCTACAGACTAGATCTGTCGCCACCCATCTAAAGCCCAGCATCCGTTATTCATGCATTTGATATCAACCTCAGCGGTTCCACCATAGCCACCATATTCCTTGCTAAATCCACTAACAATATGACTAATAGTTCTACCACTATATGGTCTTACGATCTCGACTCCGCCGGCATCGTCTAGGTCACGTTCAAACGAGTTACCCAGCATAAGTCCATTGATCACGATATTAAGAGTCAATCCAGACATTATGTGTCCAGCCTTTCTGGTCTACAGGAAGAGATACCTACAGGGGTAGATATCTCAACCAATAAATCAGATCAGGCGGCCTTCGGCGAACCACTAACCTGAGCAGTCGCCGGCTTAGGACCGGGCTTCTTGCGCTCCTTTGGCGTGGTCTTCACGGTCCAATCAACAGACGATGCCGGAAGATCCCCACCTTGACCATGGGTCAACTTGAACTCAAGCGGCTTGTCTACAGAAGCAATTTCACTGTGCTCCACATTCGCAGCACGTGCATAGAACTTCTGCAACGCCTCAACGCTGATGTTCAAGTGCTTTGCGGCCGTAGTGAATGTGTCGAAGTTCTGCGGGTTGTTCGGCGCAGCATCCGAGGTAATCACGAATGAAACACTAGCCTTGGGAAGATTCGAACCCGGAGTTCCCGCAGCTCGACCACGGCCGCTCTTGTATGGCGTGCCGATTTCCTCAAGCGCAGCGTTCACCTTCTCGGAGTCCACATTTGCGCCTACAGAAGTGGTCATAATCATGTGCACAGCCTTCACACCGTTGACACACTTCTCCTTGAGTTCATCTCTTTCCTTGTTCAGGTTATTCCTGTCCTCATCCGAAAGAGTCTCACTCTTCACATTCTTCTCCGCAAGGGTACGCATCTTCTCTTGCGCAGCCTTGACCGCATCTCGCAGCTTGACGATTTGTGGATCATCACTGTTCTCAAGGTAATCCTTGAGTGCGGCCTCTCGATCGCCATCAGCAGCCTTGAGACGACCATCTACAGTAGCGAATGCCTTCACATCAGCGGCGTAATAATCCAAGACCGCGCCAACGGTGCGATCAATGGTGTCCGCATAACTCATGCTGTTAACTCCTTGGTTCTGGTGTTTGGTTGTCTTGCTTGGCACAAGTCTATCGTATGAACTGGGCAATGTCAAGGTATGAACCCAAGTATTTCAGTTAACTTTCTGTAGACTGGTGTTCACTGTCTGTGGCTGCATACTGTGTTATAGATCTTGGTTCCCATAGCTCTGGAGTAGCCACTAGTCCGCCAAATAGTTTCATAGCACTTTCCAAGTATGTGAGATAGTTACGAAGGTCTTGCCTAAGATCTTGTAACTTGTCTCTTGGAATCTCTGCACCGTGTGCGGCATCATGAATAAGAGAAATGAGACGATTTGCTACATATGGCACATACTGATAGTTCTCATGTCTCATGAATTTGGGGGTATATTCTTTGTCTGCCACAATACGTAAGTACTTAATAATCATGTCTCTATTTAGTGGCTCAACTTTATATGTTTTAGGTTCTTCGGGTGTTGCTGGAACAGAAGATAGGAACGTGTATTTGTATCCACCACGAGGTCCTACTAATCGTGTTACACATCCAATACTAGTAAGGAATTTCATATCTCCTGATATGACAACTGAATGATAGCCAGACTTATCTACTAGCTCTCTAACTGTTAGTGCTTTGTTCTCATTTCTTAATATGCCTAAAATTCGACGTTGTCTTGGTGCTAGTACATCTTTTGCACGTGGCATATTATCTCCCTCAAGATCAACAAGCGGTTTTTCGTAGTGGTTGAAATGCCTGGTCAGGCAGTGCTTTAGACTATAGCACTAACGTGTTAAGCCTGCAAAAGCCCTGGTCAGAGGGGGTGTAGGTTAAGGTATGAATACTGTCCTCTGTAGACGGTTATAAACGAGGCTGTGACCTGCGGAAACGTCGCGTCTGTTCAATCAATTAAGATGATCTTGAAAGTGGTTTATAAGAATTGGGCGTTTTGCCTGTTCAGGGGGTTAGGTTCAATGTATGACTTATTGCAGACTGGGCTATGAGGAACGATTAGCCCAGACAAAGCTGATCATCATCTAAATTGGTCCTGTGACATTAATTCGAGGGCTTCTGGGGTGATTGGACTTCCGATGCCTGTTGATCTTGTTACAGGCGTTTCTGGACAGTGTTTTTGAGGGTCTCAGGGCTCGCAGCTCTCGGTTCTACCCGGTTTTGGCAGGTCAGGGCTTGGATGTTGATCATCCACATAGGACAGTGGCCCGGAGGATGGGCTATTATCTCCGGGCCACATATATTCAATTGTACGTGAATGTGATCAGATGCCTGTTCCCAGGGACTTGTAATGCCTGACAAGGTCAGCCAATGCCTCATCCAAGAACTCAAACTCACGCCCCCACACGTTCTCAACTTCCCATACGTAGACCTCATGTCCGAGATCTTCAGCGAAATCAGCGATGAGATTTCCAAATGGCAGTCCATCAATGTGAACATGCCAGACACCGTCAATCTCAGCATCCCGCACAAGCAATGCGATCATTTCTGTAGGCCCTTTCTGTTTCCCTATTGCTTGTCTAGAACCATTCTTTCAATTACAGGAAATCATGTCAATGCTCTGGAGTTATACGTTATCTTATTGTGATCTCACATCGGATGTGTGTAGATAACGAACTGATCGGTCTGTTAGGAATTAACCAACGAACTCCGGCCGGGTATAGTTTGTTAATAACTAACGGGGATGAGAAACAAACCAAATGGTTTGTTAGTTATTTTCCAACATGTTGTCCCGAGTTTGTGTTTTCCAGCCGTAGGCGTGGTTCCCTTTCCCACAGTACATAGAGCAAACAGTGAGCTAGAATTAATATATGCCTATGGAACCAGTCCAAGTCGCAGCACTCGTAGACATCGAGTTCTACTATCACAGATATGGAAGATGGCCCAAGCCAAGCCAAATTAAAGCAACCGAGGAGGGCTTTGATTTAGAGAAAGCACTTGGCAACGAGTATTTCCTCAAGGGTCTCAGCAACCGAGGAATCCCCCTGCCATCTCAAACAGACCTACACGGTCTGACGAATGAACAAATCACAGCTATCCTCATTGCTGTAGATTACACAAGTGGTGCTACGCTACGTGCCAGATTAAAAAACGCAGGTATCTCAATCCAGACCTGGAACGGCTGGATGAAGAACCCTGAGTTCAAACAATATGTCCATTCCCTCTCCACAAGAAATTTTGAGGATTCTCTTCATGTTTCACAAGAATCCTTGCTCAAGGCAGTAGAGCGTGGGGATGTGAATGCTATTAAATATTATAATGAGTTAACAGGACGATCCGCCCCTGTAGAGCAAAATGCTCGAGTTATTATTCACAAGCTGATTCAGATCATCCAGACCCACGTGCGTGACGAGGCTACACTGAACGCGATTGCTAGAGATATTCAGACAGTCCTTGCTGGTGGAGAACCTTCTCCAAGAGAGATTGAGGTAGTCATATAATGTTAGCCATTGCTGCGTTTGTTTGTTTCTTGGTTGCCTTCATCTTAGGTCTCATGGAGGTTGCGGCTGGGAATTGGAATCTGATCGCGTTGGGACTCGCACTGTTAGCTCTGCATTTTGTGTGGCCTGTTGGTTTCGGTGCAGGTCCTGTAGGCCGGTTCTACCGCAGGGGCTAAATCCAAGATAATGAATTAAAGGGTAGTTAATATGACCCAAGTTTTCGAAGATGATCCCTTCGGTGGAATTAAAAACGAAAAAGGCCCCCCCTCTGTAGATCCACGTACTACAGCGGCCATACATGCACGAGATGATGTGGATAGTTCACAGACAGCACATCATCATACTCTGGGCATTAAACATGATCAGGCAGCGGCCGGGGATCATGTGCATGATGGAAAAAGTACGAGAAAGATCGGGGCAGGTCTGGGCCTCACTGTCACTGGTACTAAAAATACTGTGGCGAGTGAGGATAGTATTATATCTATGCTTGCTCAAGTTATTGACTTTACTGATGGGAGAATACCATGAGTGAGGAACTACGTTTAGATAGTTTTACTTCATTAAGTATGAGTGATTCAGAGGGTCATAATGGTAATGAAGGGAGCTTAAATACTTTTTATGTAAAGAATTTTTCTGGATCTGGTTCTTTAGGGGATGGAACTCAGGTATCGTTCAACTTTACTTTAACAAGAGTTGCAGGAGAACCAGGGCCTGATGTAGTTGATATTTTAGGTAATTATTCTGTTGTTATTGAGAAAAACTAGTGGTAAAGAAGAAGCAAGAATCCTTAGCAGATCTGGGTAATCTACTCAGTTCTGGTATTAGAAGCAGCTCTATTTATCGTTATGTCCCACATGATAAGCAGGTCATCTTCCATCATGCAAATACAAAAGGTAGACTTTATATCGGAGGGAACAGATCCGGAAAAACTGTCGGAGGAATTTGCGAAGATATTTTCAGACTTCGAGGTAATCATCCGTATCAACGTGTCCCGAACGCACCTGTCCGAGGGCGCATCGTTACTGTCTCCTATACAGAGGGCATTAAGCTTATTATTCTCCCAGAGCTGGCCAGATGGCTCCCCCCTTCGGATCTTATCAACGGAAGCTGGGAAGACTCATATAATAAGAATGATCGCCTTCTCACTCTTTCAAATGGATCTACAGTAGAGTTAATGTCGTATGACCAGAAATTAGAGAAGTTTGCTGGTACCTCACGACATTTTGTTCACTTTGATGAGGAACCTCCCAAAGACATTTTCGATGAATGTAAGATGAGACTCATGGATACTGGTGGTCCATGGTATATCACCATGACACCGGTCGAAGGTATGACATGGGTATATGATGACCTCTTTTTGCCGGGGTTAGTTCCTGGTGGAACCATCACCGTTATCATCATTGACACAGCTGAGAACCCACATATCTCCAAAGAGGACATGGAAGAGACCTTAGCTGGGTTGGATGCCAATGAACGGAAGGCTCGTAAAGAGGGTAAGTTCGTTCAACTTGGTGGGTTGGCATTCGTTAAGTTCAATCCTGACGTTCATGTCCTGAAGGATTCATTTGGCGACCGAGAATTAGAGAAGATCCTTGGTTGGACTCATTATGTCTCCATGGATCACGGACTTCATTCGCATACGGCATTTCTATGGCATGCAGTGTCCCCCGAAGGTTCTGTCATTACGTATGATGAACTCTATGATAATGAGCGCATCGTGGATTCATATGCGGCCGAAATTCATGAACGGAATAAGTTCCCTGGTCGCCGTGTACCAGATATGTGGGTGGGAGACCCTGCCATTGAACAGCGAAACGCTCAAACAGGTGATTCAATCAGGACAGCCTATCTAAAAGCTGGCATTCCTCTGCTGCTGGGGAATAACGACCAGAAGATTGGCGTCGAGAAGATGAATCGCTATCTCGAACAGGGTCGCTGGGTCATAGATCCTAAGTGTTGGAATCTCGTGCGGCAGCTTCAGAGAGTTCGATGGAAGATTTATGACACACCTAAGAAGCGACGCGATAACAACCCAAGGGAAGAGTTACACAAGAAAGATGACCATGCAACAGACGCGGCCCGATATTTCTTTAGCTTTATGCCAGATCTCCATGTTCCAGCCCTTCCTGTAGGCCAGAATAATGGGATGAGTTTGCAAACGTTAATAGGGGCTAAGACAGTTCCTGTAGGCCGCGTGGGATACTATGACGATAATTTGGTCAGGGAAAAGCCGACCGAATGGAATATAATCGACGAACACCTTGGAGGTGTTTGGTGACTAGTCAGCTTAGTAGATTCCAGATTATTGAGGGAACTCCTCCGTCGCTTCCGGGTAAGTGTGCTGTATGTGGCACTACCCAGGGACCGATGGTGGATTTCGGATTAGATTTGGATTTCTATGGAACAGTCTATTTATGTGTGAAGTCGTGCATGGTTGAGGTTGCGTTAGCATTTGATTATCATGGGCCGAAACAGTGGAAGATGGCTCAAGATGAGATTTTAGCGCAGCGTACCCAGGTTAATGATTTACTCGATAGAAACGAGGCATTGCAAAATGCACTGGATGCCCTGGGTGTTGTGCTTGATTCTAATCATCGTCCTATTCGTCCAGAGTCGGGCGTTTCAGAAACGAGTGGACAAGTTAACAGAGACCCTCACCAACTTGAATTTGATTTCGACACTCCAGAAGGAAAAGAGCGAACTCTTCAACCGATTGATGAGCGGAGACCTTCCGACCTTCGCGGGCTTGACTCAGATGACGACGACCTCCTTAAATTCCTCGACATCTGATGAGTATATTCCTAGAGATGACCAGACAGAAGCTCAACGTTTGGTAGAATTAAGAGGGTTCGAGAGTGTCCTAGCTGCCGAACAACAAGAGTTTACCCAGACTCTTGAGGAGTTCGGTCTTCATATTGATATGGATAAACAATGAGCGTTGATGCTGTAACTACGGGGATTGAATCGGAAGCGATCACCCCTGATGGCTCGCGCGCAGAAAAGAAGTTTTATGAGGATGCTGTCCGTTGGGCAAAAGATCAGTATGTCTCAATTAGAAACCAACGAACCATTACTGAGCGACAGTGGTATCTCAACCTTGCCTTCTTCTTTGGAAAGCAAAATGTTGCGCTCTTACGACCAAACGCAGGTCCTACGACTTCTACTAAACTCTGGGTACCGCCTGCGCCGTATTACCGGTCCCGTCCCGTTATTAATAGAATTAGAGCAACCGTTAGGACTGAACTAGCTCAGTTAACAGGTAACAGGCCAAACGCAACGGTGGTTCCGGCTTCTGCGGAAGATCGTGACATGTATGCGGCTATGGCCGGAGAACAAATCTGGTACAACTTATATACGGAACACAATCTAAGGAAAAAGATCCGCCAAGCCATGTGGTGGACTCTTATTACAGGGACTGGATATATCAAATGTTATTGGGATTTCATGGCCCAATCCCTTCCTGTAGGCGGCGCCGCAGGCGCCCAAAATGGACAAGGGTTTGCAGAAGCTAATGAAGGAAATATTGTATTCAGTCCTGAGACTCCATTTCATATCTGTGTACCAGACTTTCGTGAGGAATCCTTAGAGGGACAGCCTTGGCTTATTCATGCGCAGGCGAAGTCCAAGGAATACATTCAGATGCACTTCCCTCAGTTAAAGCCTGTAGGTACGAATGCATCTGAAATTTTAGAGGATTCGTTCCTTAATCTAGTAGGAACGAAGACTGGTCAGAATCAAGGATCAGTGCTGGTTCTGGAATGCTGGATTAAGCCTAAGTGTCACCCTATGTTCCCTGAAGGAGCATTTTTTACTGTAGTAGGTGACCAAATTGTTCAAGGTTATCGTTCATGGCCTTTCCGTCATGGCCAGTATCCTTTTAGTAAGTTTGATCACATTCCTGCTGGGAAGTTTTATAGTACGAGCCTTGTCGAGGATCTTATTCCGCTTCAGAAGGAATACAACAGAACTCGTGGTCAGATTATCGAGGCCAAGAACCGCATGGCCAAACCCCAGCTTTTAGCTGCTCGTGGTTCTGTAGATCCTTCAAAGATTACAACTGAGCCTGGTCAGGTTATTCAATATATTCCTGGATTTCCTGAGCCCAAGCCTATGCCTTTATCTCCTCTTCCTAACTATGTTCTACAGGAGTTGGAGACTATTAGATTGGACTGGGCCGATCTGGCAGGACAACATGAAGTCACGCATGGACAGGTTCCTCCGGGAGTTACAGCAGCTACAGCGATCTCCTATCTCCAAGAACGGGATGAATCTAAGCTCAGTCACACTTTTGATTCCCTTGAAGAGGGAATCGAAAAACTCGCTAAGATGGCTCTGTCCTATGTGCATGACTACTGGCAGACAGAGCGCATCATACGAGTTACAGGGCCTGACGGATCATTTGATGCAATGGCATTCAAGGGGTCTGATCTTGATAATAACCTTGACATTAGGATTGAAGCAGGATCTGCTTTGCCTACAAGTAAGGCTGCAAAGCAAGCCTTAATTATGGATCTCATGAAAATGAACTTCATTGATCCACAGAAGGGTCTTGAGGTCATGGACATGGGCGGAATAAATAAGATTTATGAGCAAGTTCAGGTGGACCAGCGTCAGGCTCAACGTGAGAATCTTAGAATGTCTCGTGTGGATGAGCAAATGATGATGGAACATAATATGAACAATGCTGCTATGATGGAAGCTGATCCTACAGCATTTGATGGACTTGCTCCGCCTATTATTGTTCCTGTGAACACCTGGGATAATCATAGAATTCATATTGAGATTCATAATAATTATCGTAAAGGACAAGCTTTCGAATCTTTGCCTGCCGAAACGAAGGCATTATTTGAAGCTCATGTTAATCAGCATATTATGGCGTTGGGTATTGAAACTCAAACTATGGATCCCCGTGCTGCTGCTGGTTTACCTCCTATGATGGAGGGTGAACAAGAAAATGTGTCCCAGGGGGAAAAGAAACCCGGACCTGAGGTACAGCCTGAGTTAGAAGGCGAGGCTATGTAAATGGCTCATATGCAAGGAAGTAGTACTGGAGTCAATGTAGTAGATAAGCGTAAGGCTTTATCTGCTGCGGCTGACTCTGCTACACACTTTAGAGGTGGTACCGCTTTATTCACTGCCAATGGTGCCGGAACGACTACTACCCTTGTTGGTGCTAATGCTGCTCCTGGCACCAATGATAATAACGTAGTCCGTAGAGGTGACAAGTTTGTCTTATTCACTGGTGCAGGTGTTCTCAAAGAAGAGAAGATCTTCACTATTACCAATGTTGCCGTGGCTGGTTCTACTACTGTCACTTTTTCACCCGCTGCTGCTGGTGCTACTGCTTCTGGTGATGTCGCTCGTCGTGTCGACTTAGATAACTTCATGGACGAGGCAAATCTTGATACCCGTCTTTTGGCTCTGAGTTATACTCAATCTCAGATTAATCAGATGAATCAGAATGACAAGGTTTATGCAGTACGTCTAGCAGATAACCCAGATAGTATCTAGTCATGCCTGAAAAGATGGAACGTGCGCTCAGGCAAGAGGCCATTAAACGGCGACTAACCGGTGAGCGCAAGAATGCGTTTATCTATGGAACGATGAGAAAGACCGGTTGGGAGCCAAAACGTGGCAATCACTCAGACCGCTAACTTTAACCTCAGTAAACCAGATGATGCTGAGTTTGCAGATGTTGATTTATTAAATGCGAACTGGGATATCGTTGATACTGAGTTAGACAGAGTTGACGATGAAGTCAACACTGAGGTTGCTCTGCGCGAGCGTTTTATGGGTGGTATCCGTAGGACAACTGCGGATACTGCTACCTCAGGAGCTACTGAGAAAGTTTTCATTACAGCTCCATCAATTAACTTAACAAATGCTAAGACATATCGAGTCAAGCTTTGGGTTCGATATGTTTCTAGTGCAACAGCGCAACACTTTGTTATTAGACTTAGAGAAGATAACCTAACTGGCACAGTGATGGCAGACTTGGAAACAAGAACAATTGATATCGCTGGTGCGGCATATGTGGAATATATTGAGTTCTTTTATACTGCTGCTGCAACTGCTGGTAAAGTCTTTGTTGGTACTATCAACAGACAGTCTGGTGCAGGAACTGGTACTGTCCAAGCGCAGACACATTTGACTGTTGAAGAACTTGGTGTTGTGACAATTAATACGGTATAGGAGGGGGCTATGCCCTTTAAGACCCAAGAAGAGTTAGAAAGTATGAAGAAGTCTGACCCTAAGATGGCTCAGATGTATATTGCACGAGCCAAGCGGCAGGGGAAGCCTGTAGTCAGTCAAGATAATCCTGGCTACAGGGAGGCAATCAAGCGTAGATTAAATCGTAGCTCTACTGGTGATGCTTCTAGTGACATCACTGAGAAGCGTAAGAACATGGGATATTAATACAACAAGCCAAGGCTTCCTGTAGGAAGTACAGCAGAAATTAGGTTGATATGACTGAACCAGTTGAGGGTGCTGGCAATGATCCTGTAGACTCAGGAGCGCCACAGGGAACTCATCCTGCATGGGGTGAACTCTATGGTGTTGTTCCGCAAGAACATCACGCAGGTATGACCCCTATTCTCAAGAATTGGGAACAGGGTGTAAATAAGAGGTTCGAGAAGTTACATTCAGATTATGAGCCGTGGAAGCCAGTTATTAGTTCGGGGGCTGATCCGCAGACTACACAGTTTGCGTTAAATCTTCTGAATGCCTTAGAGTCTGACCCGAAGATGGTTTACAAGGCCATCGGAGATTTCTATAAGGATCAATTAACTGACCTCCAGCCTCCGGCTAATAAGCCTGGACAAGGATCTGGTGAACCTAATTCTGGTGCTGATGACCAGCCTTGGCTAAATGAAATCCAAACGCTCAAGCAGCAACAGGAAATGATGGCTAGGGCTATCGTTGCCAGTAACCAGGAGAAGCAAAACGCCGCACAAGATGCTGCACTTGATAATGATTTAAATGCAGCCAGAAAGACGCACGGCGATTTCGATGAGCAATATGTTCTCGGAATGCTGATGGCAGATAATAGTTTATCTGTAGATCAGGCAGTGCAAACCTGGAAGCAGTCAGTGCAGAAGTATGCAGAGCAGCTTGGATTTACAGGTCCCAAGCCTCTGTTTATGGGTGGCGGTAGTGCTATTCCTAATGAAAATGTAGACGTACGGAAGCTGGATAATAAGGGTACTAAGAACCTTGTTGTTCAAATGCTCCAGAAAGCTGCATTGGAAAATAGACAATAGGAAGGTTCACATGGCCGGTGCGTCCACCACTATGACGGTGGTCACCAATATCCTCAAGGAAGTTTATGAGGATAAGATTCGTGACCAGCTTCAGAGTGAAGTAAAGACTTTGAAGAGAGTTGAGTCGACTAACGAGGGTGTTACCTCTGAGGTTGGCGGTAAATATGTCGTGTTCCCAATTAGGACTCGACGTAATCATGGTATCGGTGCTAGGAATGAGAATGAAGTCCTTCCTGAGCCTCGTTCGCAGAAGTACGCCAGTGCACGAGTTCAGCTTGCCTATCTTTATGGCGCTGCCTCATTAACTGGTCAGACGATGGAGTTAGCACAGTCGAACTTCCAGGCATTCGCTTCTGCCTTGGATCAGGAATTAAATGGTCTGAAGGAGACTCTCCGTAAGGACCAGAATCGTCAGATTTACGGTACTTCTGATGGAATCATGGCTGTAGTTACTGGTGAGGGTACTAACACTATTACGGTGGATAGTATCCAGTATCTCGAGGTCGGTATGATTATCGACATCTGGGATCCTACCTTTGCTACTAACCGTGCAACTGCTCGTGAGATTACCGCTATTAACACGTCTACCAATGTGGTGACGTATGATGGTGCAGATGCTAGCGGTTCTACTGCGGTCAACGACGTTGTAACTCGTTTGGGTTCTCAGCAGCGTGAGACTATTGGTTTCAAGCAGATCGTTAGCAATACGGGTACTCTGTACAACATTAACCCTGCTACTGAGCCTGTTTGGAAGGCCACTGTTGCGGCTAATGGTGGTGTGAACCGGGCTTTATCCGAAGGTTTAATGACCAAGATGGCGGATGATATCCGTACTCTTGGTGGAAGTACTACGGTTATTTTCACTACTCTTGGTGTCCGTCGCTCGTATGCGAACCTTCTCACTCAGCAGCGTCGTTACACTAACACCACTAAATTTGAGGGTGGTTTTAGTGGCTTGGCGTTCACTACTGATGAGGGTGACATTCCTGTTGTTGCTGATACTGACTGTCAGCCGAATAGAATGTACTTCATCAATGAGAAGGAGCTGAAGATCTATCGCGAAGGCGAATGGAGCTTCATGGATCGTGATGGTTCGCCGTGGCAGCGTATTATTACTTCTGCTGGTGCGTATGACGCCTATCAGACGATGATGTTCCAATATTCCCAGCTTGGAACTCACCGTCGTAATTCGCATGGTCTTCTGAGTGATATCGCGGAGGCGAGCTAATATGGGTCTTAGTGTAAGGGAACAGGGTGAAATTGCTTATCTCCGTGGTGTTCTTGGTTTAGACCTTTTGGAAGAGCGTCTTGCTAAGTTGGAGAATCGAGAGGTTGAGGTACTAACTCTTGAGGAGCGTGCGTCCGCTGCAAAGGCTGCATTAGCTGAGCTGGAAGTATATGGAGCTACTCCTTACACTCCGGAGCATGTAGCAAAGACTCTTCCGAAGCCTGACCCTGATGAGAACCGTGGTCCTCGTGCATATATTGATGAGAGTGAAGTTGTTCACGAGGATCATCCTGCGGAAGAGGGATTGGTAGCACAGGATCAGGAAGTTGTGACTATGGATGCGGAAGATGTAGATGTTCCTCCGCAATCTGATCAGCCTGATAATGCTGTGAAGAGAGATGATCCCGCCACATCTCAGGTACCTCCATCTGCCAGCTCTGAGCCTCAAGAAGATCTTGATGCTTTATTAGCTGAGGATGAAGAGGATTACGATAGTTGGACTGTAGATGATCTGAAGACTGAACTTTCAGAGCGTGATTTATCTACGTCCGGCAAGAAGGCTGATTTAGTAGCCCGCCTCAGGGAAGATGATAGCAAGTAGGCCCAAATAGGGGAAGAAAGGGGCGGTCCCGACCCGTCCCTTTCTTTATAAGGAGCTAATATGGCTAACTTTACTATCAACGATCTGATGCGGAGATGGTATGAACGTCAGCTTCCTACGGCTGACGGAGGTACTGCTGAGGGTGTCGTAGAGCAACATAACTCGGTATCTGCATATGGAACTGCAACAGCTCCTGCTGCAAATGCTGCAATTGTTACCATTGCATCCGGTTCGCTTCCTGCTGGTTATTATGAAATTACGGCTGAGTGTTCTGTAGATGCAGGTACTCCTGCTGCGGCAGAGCGGGATAATATGGAAATCAGGGCTGGGGCATCTGTTCTCAAGCGTATTGTTATGAATCCTACTGCAAGTCCTGTTCCTGGATCTGGAACTGTTCGTAGAGTTCTTGATGGATCTACAGCATTAACTGTTAATGCTAACGGTGCTGCCACTGCATCAGTTGTATATAGGGCTTCATTAACGGCAGTGAGGCTTGACTAATGGTATTTATCCCCACGGATGACGGGCAATGGGTTTCTGAAGAGTTCGAGAGACTTGCCAGGATTATCCAAGATTATGATTCATATCTCGTATTAATGTGGATTCCTCCTGACAAGAGAACTCGTGAAGACAAAGAACCGTACATCGTGGTGGATACACGTACGGATTCCCCTGTATTGTATGCTTCTGAGCTTGATACTCCTACTGATATTCTTGAGCGTCTTGTTGTTTCCGATAATGAGCGTGGGAATGTTCTGAAGAGAATTGAGGCTCGAGAGTTGGCTGATCGTATTCTCAAACAACGAGAGTTTATTGATCAGTTAGAAGAAGCACATGATAAGGCCAATTTCTTGTTCAATACCCCGCTGCATTACGCAAAGATGGATGGGGTGAAGTACGACAGTGATCGTTTCAGATATCATAACTCGGGTAAGAAGAAAGTTCGGAGACGAGTCGGCAGTTCAGGTAACTGACGCTGATATTATTCGCTGGGTCAACGATGGACAGCGAAAAATTGTACTTAAGAACGAGGATCTTCTACAGGTAACTTCAACAGCAGACAGTGTAGTAGGCCAGCAGGAATATACCTTGCCGGCTAATTTGCTTATTCTCAAGTTTGTACAGTTTAAGGGAGCTGGCCAAACTAGCTATATTAAGCTTGATGGATTAACGATGGCTGAATTTAATCAGTACATCGATGGTTGGTCTGACGGGGCGCAGGCCAAGGGGAATCCATCAGTCTATACTGTTCACGCTAATAAATTTATTGTGTATCCCACACCTGCTGATGCTGTCACTGCGGCATTCAAGATCTACTATAATAGAACACCAGTTGATGTTACAGCGGTTGGGGATACTCCTGATCTTCCTCTCTTATATCATGACACACTTATGTCTTATTGTATGCGAGAGGCATATGAATTAGATGAAGATCCGGATTCTGCCGCTGGAGAAGCCACAAAGATTGCAGAGGATATTGATCTTTTAAGAGGTCGCGAGGATTGGAAGGTTCAGGATTCCTATCCCACTGTCACTGTGTTAAACGAGGATAATTGGTAATGCCATCTAGTGCTCAGCCATTAAGGCTTGGTCCCTTTTTGGGCGGATTAAATACAGCTAGCGATCCTACGGCTATTGCTGACGCTGAACTGGTTACTTGCCATAATTTCGAGCTTGATATTGATGGTAGCCTTGTTTCCAGACCTCCTTTTAAAGAGATTGAAGGCCCTGGAGGCATTACCGAACGACTGGTTGTATTATGTGATGCTATCTTCTCTGGCACACACTATTTAATCTTCTCAAATTCCAATGGTGTATATCACTGGAATGGTACTACATGGGGTCTTGTAACTGCTAGTATTCAATCTTACGCAGCGGTTCAATATGCAGATAAGGTTTATATTGTTGCAGAACCTGGAGCTGCTAACCCCGGAGGTAAGTGGGATCCTGTAGGTGGATTTGTAGCTGTTGCTGCAATTCCTAAGGGGATGGCCTGTGTTATTCATAAAGAGCGTTTATTTATTGCTCCTGGTGTTAATTCTATTACTAATGCCAGTCGGTTGGCATTCTCTGATCCCGGTAATTTTGATACTTGGCCTGGGGCGAACTTTCTGGACGTCTCTCAAGGAGACGGTACGAACCTGGTCGATTTAACTGTTTATCAAGATAACGTACTGTTGTTTAAGAATTATAGTACGTACGTCTTGGCATATGATATTCGACCTACAGATGCTGTCTTGAGAAAGATCAGCAGTACTATTGGTGTCTCTAAGCAGTACTGTGTTCTCAACTATGAGAATCAGGTTTATGTGATTAATCATGAAGGCTGGGTTTATGAGATTATCAGTTATGACTTCAACAGAATCAATACAAAGGTACCTTTCATTCGTGACTTCACTGCTCCTACGTCATTTGCTGATGAGAGTTTATTCTTAGGTCTCCTTGGCGATAGACTTATCTGTAGATTTTTCAGAAATGTCTATGTATATGGACTGAGAACTAGAACATGGTCTGAGTGGGAATCTACAGAAGATGTTCTGCACTATTTTGGTCCTATTGTTAAGATGCGTATGTCTACAGGAGACGAATATTACTGTGGATCCGCGCTTACAGCAAATCGAAATATTATCAGATTATACGATAAGCAATCTGGATCTACCTATGAGGAAGTGTTAGATCCAACTATTACATATTCTGATGATTTTAATGAGATTACTTCTAACGGTTGGGGAAATCTAGGTACAGGACAAGCTTGGATTAACAGCGGCGGTGCCAATAGTGAATATTCAAAAAACGGCACTAAAGGAGTTATGTCTCAAACCTCTGTAGCTGTAACTCGTCAGTGTCATGTTGGCACTGTGACAATGGTTAATCCTGATCAAACAGTCACATTTTCTGTTCCTGTAATTGCTACTGGTGCCTCTATTGGTACTGAGATTAGGGCACGTGTACAGGGAAATGGTGATCGCTACAGAGTAAGATTTGCATTTAGTACTGGTAGTACGATGACATATACCATCAGTAAAATTGTTGGTGGAGTTGGAACAGATTTAGTTGGACCTATTAGTTTTGGTGCCTACTCTGCCAATGAGGAGTTTACCGCTAGATTCCAACTGACTGGTTCTACAATCAAACTTAGAATTTGGCGTACTCTATCTACTCCTCCTGTAGGTTGGACTGCCACGACGACAGATTCATCTATTACGACAACCGGTGAATTTGGAGTATTGTCTTTACTGTTTACAGGTAATACTAACACTTTACCTGTAGCTATATCATTTGATAATTATCAAGTCGGTAATATTGCTGATGTCATTCGTGATATCGAATGCAGTGTCAAGACTAAGAACTTTGACATGGCAATCTCCCACCAATTTAAGCGTCTATGGTGGTGGGGTGCTGACGTATCATCTAACAGAGATATCACGGGTATTGCTACTCCCATCGTGGCAAACCAATCAGTAACGTGGGGACAATTATCTGCTGTTACTTGGGGATCTATTAGTAGTAACCCGTGGGGATCTCCTCTTACACAAGCTTTCTCTATTGAAACAGTACTATCTACAGGAACAGGCTCAGCTAGAAGGTTTGCTAAATTCCTCAAAGGGTTACGATATAGACAGATCAATTTTGAGGTTCGTCTATTAACCAACGGGACTACTAGTGATGGGCCTGCTAGACTGTTTACGATGTTAATTATTACGGAATCTAAGCAGGTTGTGCCTAAGGGCGTCAACTAGGGATTATGGAGGAGTTATGGCTTACTTCTCTAAACAGAATAATTCTATTAATCCCTATGCGGTTGGTAATAAGATCTACGGTGGAGGTCGTTCATTTCCCACAATGGGACCTGTAGATAAAATGGGTTACAGGGAACGAGATGCTAAGGCATCCGCACGGCGTAGTGCAGTTCTGAGAAGACTGCAAGCACAACTTAATGGAAAAGATGCTTCGGCAGATGTAATCAGGAAGGTATAACCATGGCTTTTGATTATGGCTATGGAGGGGCTCCTGCGCGTCGTTCTCCTAGTGGTGCTGCTGGGTCAGGAGTATTTGGTGGAACAACAGGAGCTGCTGGATCTGGATCTGCAAGGGCTAGGACAAGGACTCCAGCCCCTAGATATAATCCTCCAGTACGATCTACTTCGGGTGGACAATACTCACGACCTGTCAATGTTCCAATGACTGGACCAGGTCCAGTTCCTGATATTAATGCATTCCTGAATGCTGACACGAGTTATAATGATCAGCTTCGTCAATTTAGTCAGGCATTATCAGACATGCAGGCAGATGTAACGAGGCGTCGAGGTAGTTTAACTTCAGAATATGAATTATCTACCAAGGCTCTTGCTGATCAGCGTTTGTTAGATCTTAAGAATCTTGAAGCTGATTACGGATCTCGCGGATTACTGCGTAGTGGATTGTATGGTCAGGCTGTTGGTGATTATGAACGTGAATACGGTAACCGCAGTTCTGATCTTTCTCGGCGACAGAATGATGCATTATCTCAGCTTCAGCAAGAATTAACTTCATTCACTTCTCAGCAAGAACTACAGAAGCAGGCTGCACGAGAGGCTGCTATTAGGCGGCGTGCTGAGCAGTACGGAGTCTAATTATGGGTTTCTGGGATGATTTAGAAGTTGCACTCAGAGTTGGTTTAGGATCTGCAACAGGTAATCCTAGGCGTTTTACTCCAACCCCCGGTAGACTTCAAAGAGCTCCCTCAATCTTTAATCGTCCTAATGCACGAATGGGTCCTCCTGGTACTGGTTTAGCTGGTTTGAATAGACCACCTACAATCGAAGATATTATTGCCAAGCTGGAGTCTTTACAGGACCCCAGTCGATATATGGCTGACCAGGATATGTTGCAGCGTCAGGCTATGGGTATGGCCAACGCTCAATATGATCCTATCATTTCTCGTCTTCGTGCTCAAATGGGTGCAGCCGAGCAGCGTGGTAATAGAAACCGCGAAGTTGTTGGTAGTATGTTTAATCAGCTTTCTCAAAATCTAGCAGGAGAAATTCCTGAGATTCAAGAAATGTATGCTGGTACTAAACAAGCTACTGCTGGACAATATCAGCAACTTCAGGACACTATTAATAAGCAATATCAGCAGTCGCAGGCAGATCAAGAAGCTATGATGCAACGCTTGAATATTCAGGCGGCGGCTCCTGATGTTATGGAAGAGCAAGTACAAGATCAGAACTTCTTTGTTGCTAATTCTGCCAAGCAGGGGCAAGTTCAGCAGGATGCATTAGGGCAAGAAGAACGAGGAGCTGTAGAGTTCACACGTCAAGGCTCCCAGAATGCATTAACTGAAGGAACCCAGCGACAGGCTGATATTATGGCTCAGTTAGCTGAATTATTAGCTGAGCTTGAAGGTGAAGTATCGTCTGCTAGCGCTGCTAAGAATCAAAGCTATCTGGCAACTCTTGCTGGTTTACAGACTGATTCTCAGCAAGGTGCTATGGATCGTGCTCAGCGAGATTTTGAGAATTATATTAAAGTTCTCAATGTCGGTAGAATGCTACAGGGTGGGGGCGAAGAAATGGGACCTGCCCGTAGTCCTGCTGATATTGCTGGTCGTACAATGGCACTTGGATTAGACCCTCAGGCAAGTCAACGTGTACAAAGTGCATTTATGACTGGTCTGAATGATCCTATGATTCAAGCAGGAATTGACGAGAACTTTGGTCAGTCTCTTCCTCGTGAAGCATTAGCAGCTAGAATTGTGGAACAAGGTAAGCGTATGGGTCTTGGACCACAAGAACTCAATGCTCTACAGATTGCCGCTCTGGAGTATTTTGGTCGTAGATAATGTATGAGGAATTAGCAGCATATTTTGCTGGACCTCCCAAAGTTGGTCCAAATGCGAAAGACATTGCAAAGTTTATTGCACTTAATGCAAGTGTCGATCGTAGCCAACCTGTAGGCCCTCGTAAGAAGGACGAGGGTCCTTCACTCATGGGTAGAATTTTTGACATTCTATCTAGGCCAAATTATGCTATTGCTCATACAATTCATGAGATGATTGAAGAGGGAGCGCCCCCTGATCCTCGTGATTTCATTGCAGGTCTTGCCGGAACTCAGAAGACTACATTCTCTGATGTTCTTGAGGAAGCCGGAATGGAAGAAGGCCCAGGCCGGGCAGCTCTTGGATTTGTACTAGATGTGGGACTTGATCCAACCACATATGTTGGTGGTGCTGGTATTGCTAAGGGAATTAGTAAAGTCAAAGGCACCACTCAAGCTGGGAAAGCTGAGGCGAAAGCTGCACAGGTACTAGCTGATCGGCCAAAGCCTGTAGAGTTATTACCTCGTGTACAAGCTCCATCTGTATTTAAGGAACCTCCTCCGACTGTTCCTGTAGATAATTTAGTTACAAGAACTCCTACCCCCGTTGCTAAGACGGGAGATCAAATAGAATTATTCCCTGTGGAGGGACGACAATTCAGAATTCCGGATATTCCGGAACAAGTCGCTAAGGGCTCGGTTAAGGTCCCTAAGGGACAAATGTCTCTGAAGATGCCGATTGCTAAGCCTAAGGCTGCTTCTGATATTATTGAGGAGCTTCCGCTTAATCTACAGAAGGTCGCTCCGGTTCCTAAGATTGCACCCACAGCAAGACAGTCTGTAGATGCTGATGAATTATTACAAAGTTTCAGATTGCCAAAGACTCCAGAGATTTCTCGGGGTCAAATGGTTACGCTCTATAATCAGAGCATCAATCTTGCTAGAAAAAAGTACAAGAAGCCCGGTAAGGTCCGTACAGGTAAACAATCTTTAGGTGTTTACGTAGCGGCTGAGGAAAAGCTACGTCGTCAAGGATTTAAGCCTGTAGATGGTATATGGCTTTCTGATGTCATTGCTAAGGCTGGTCCTGAATCTGTAGGTCAGTTTACAAAGGCCAAGCAAGGAACTCCAACTTGGCAAGCTATTGAGGAATTGAAAGCGGTTAATGCTGTCCAAGATAGCACGACTGTTCAGTCTATTGTAGAGCGAGTTAATCAATCCAAGGTAGTTATTGAAGCAAGCGGTGAGTTATCTGACGCACAGATGTCACGTGTGCAAAAGATGCTTAAGAGCTTTGCTAAGAAAACTGCTGATAATCAGCCTATCAGTGGAGTATCTGCTGACGCTGTTGTTAAATTAACTAATATTGCTCTGAATAGTGGAATGACGCCTGCTCAAATGGCTGTGCAGGCTAATAAAGCTATGCTTGATGATATTGTTTCTAAGGGTATTGGAAATCCCAAGGCTAATCGGTCACTTACGTTAGCTCTTGAAAAGGATCTGGGGAAGCTTCCCAAATGGGCTCAGACTCATAATAATGCTGTAGAGTTCTTTATGGGAAGAATGGCGACATGGTGGGGACAGAAGGATCTGAGGCCCCTGTCGCTCAATCAGATTGCTAGTAGTATTGCTACTGCGGCTGCTAGAGGCCAGGCACTAGATCATACCTTTGCTCCTTTTAATGTTGCTCAGCGAGCTGAAATAGTACGTCATGCTCAGGGTATTCCTGGTTCTGTATCTTCTCCAGAAGTAGCACGAGCTGCTCAGCAAGTGTCTAGAATGATGGAAAATCTTGTGGGTAAAACTCCAGGTGCTTCTGTCATTATGCGTTCTGGTGTTGGCATGGATATGCTTAACAAATGGATGCAGCAATATAAGGTAGGCTTTACGTTTAGCAACAGCAAGAAACTCAAGAACCCTGTTACTGGAGAGACTGTAGATCTATCAAAGGGTAATGATTGGCTGGACACCTGGCGATATGTCGATCCGGGACCTGATAGCAAAATGTTTCTGTTTAAGGTGCAACAGGCTGTAGAACAGGCAACCCGAGAGAAGGCATTGTTTGATGAACTCGGAGAACGATTCGGAAGTACTATTCCAGGTAAAGGTTTCCGAACCCAAATCGAAGGTCATCCCTATCTTAATGGGTATTATTTTACGGAAGACATTGCCCGGCAAATCCCCAGAGTTATACGGGACTGGACCACGCCTGGTTTCCAGGGCGGAACTGGAGCACTGGGATTATACGACCGAGTCTTATCAATGTGGAAGGCTGGAGTTACGATTTACCGGCCCGGACACCACATTCGCAACATGGTCGGTGATGTCTATCTTGGGTGGATGGATGGCGTTAATTCAGTCCGGCCATATAAACTAGCTGCACAAGTTCAACGAACTATGGGCGGCGTCTACAAAGATCTTATGAATGTAGACGAAATGGTCAAACTTGGTGTATTAGGCAGGGAGTTTGGTACTCCTATGCCGGGGAAGGTTATTTTTACTAATAGATCTGGTGTAGGGTTTACAGCCGAACAAATCGGTGCTGTAGCACATCAGAAGGGTTTATTAGAGCATGCTCGAACTATTGAGGACATTATTGACCTTGGTGGAAACAATAAGCTGCTCGACGTCAAACCTCTTGGGGGTCGTGGGCAGCGGATTGCGCGTGGAGCTTCAGAACTCCAGTCCCATAATGCTCGACTGGCTCATTTTATTGATAAGATCATAAAGAGTAATGGCAATAATCTAGAAGAGATTTTTGAGCAGGCATCTAGGCGTGCTAGGAAATGGCATCCTACAGGTCTAGATATGACTGATTTTGAGAAAAAGGTTCTTCGTAGGATTATTCCGTTCTATTCCTGGTTACGCAAGAGTACCCCTCTTCTTATTGAGGGTCTTGTGATGAATCCAGGAAAGGCTGTTATTCCATCCAAGCTGATGGGTTCAATTCAAGAAGCTCAAGGGATTGAGACAGAAGGAAGAGATAGTCCATTCCCAACAGATCAACTATTTCCTAAGTGGATTAGAGCTGAAGGTATTGGCCCCGTAGGCTTACCGGGAGAGGGCTTATTAGCTCGACTGAGTAACCAACAGCCTGAGGGCTATACAATGCTGGGTATGGGATTAAATCCATTATCACAACTTGGTGCAGATCTCAGTGATCCTGGTAGAATGCTTCTGACTGCACTATCACCTGCTGCGCAGATTCCATTAGAATTAGCATCAGGACAGAAATTATTTACTAAAGAGCCTATTATGGGGCCTGAAGCACGACCTGGAGCTATGGAGCAGTATATTGGTGAGCAAATTCCCATTTACGGTTCCCTTCAAAATGTACTCGGATTTACGCCCTTTGGCACTGAAACCAAGGGAGCAGCAAAATCCGATGGTCAGGCAAGAATTGAGGCCCTTACCAATTACCTTACTGGAGCTGGTATTAGAGGGACTGGACCATATCGATCGCAAGCCCGATATGAAGCTTTGGCCCCTGGTAAAATGCAGAATAGAGTTAATCGAGAAGCATTCTTAGCTGAACTTCGACGTCAAATGGAGGGAGGATAATGGCACTCTTACGTGAGTATTTAATGGCTACAGTCGGTAGTCCACAGGCTGCCGCTCTCCAACCCCGTAAACGTCGCAGTAAAATGACTCAACCTGAATTCTATGAGGAGCAAGCACAACCTCAAATCATTGCAGGGTCTCAGGATCAAACTCCTCAGGTCGCTTTTCAGGGTGGTAGAGGGCAAAGAGTTCCTATGGAGCAAGAACTACAGGAACAGTTTGAACGAATTCGTCAGGGTCGAGTAGCTCCCGAACTAGAGCCTATTGCACGAGTTACTAGTCCTAATTCAGAGTTGGTTCAACCAAGTAATTTTCAGTCTTATTATGGTCGCCTACAGGCAATTCGTGAGGCTAATCAAAGTCTAGAAGGTGCTGCTTCAGCACGAGCGGCTTTCCAACGTATGCAAACAATGATGGCTGCCACAGATACATTTGGCGTTCCTGGAGTCATGCCTGTAGGTTATAAGAATCCATCATTTGGACGTATTGGATCAGGGCTTCCTGGATCATTTGGTTCCGCTGGATCTGGATTAGCTGGTGTATTAGGTAATAATGCCGCATCTAGAGATAGTCGAAACGCTCCACATGTTCGTTCCGCTGCATCTGAATTAGGCGGCAGGTTTGGTATTTCTAATGTAGGTGGATTTGCTACTAGTGGTCATATTCATAATTCTGATCACTATCATGGTCATGCTCTTGATTTTATGACAAGAGATGGTCAAGGATTAGCGGACTATACTGTAGCTAATGCAAATAGATTAAATGTTAAGTATGTAATCTGGAATAGGCAGATTTGGCAGCCTGGACGTGGCTGGACTCGTTATACAGGCAGTTCTCCACATACTGATCATGTGCACGTTTCATTTTACTAGGAGGTGAAGAATGGCACTTTTGCGAGATTACCTACAGCCTACATTAGGGCAGCCAAATGCTGCTATTCTTCAGCCTCGTAAACGTCGTAGTAGAATGCAGCTACCTGTAGAACAAGAACAACCACAGCAGACTCAGCCACAGCCTCAAATTATTGGTGGATCCCAGGACCAATTACCACAACGTCAATTCATGGGTGTAGGTCCTCAGAATATTCCTAAAGAACAGGATCTACAGGAACAATTTGCTAGAATATCCCAGGGACGTGTAGCTCCTCAATTAGAGCCAATCGCTAGAGTTACAAGTCCTAATGCTGAATTAGTACAGCCTAGTAATTTTCAGACATATTACGGACGTCTACAGGCAATTCAGGAAACTAACCGAAGTTTAGAGGGCGCCGCTGCTGCTAGGGCTGCTTTTCAGCGAATGCAGTCAATGATGTCTATGGGTGGCGGAGGTCATGCGGGTCATAGCCATGGCGGTGGTTCAGTTGCGACTGGAGGGGTACCCTCTAACCCTCGGGAGAACTTTAGATTTGCCCAGAATATTGCAGGTAACTTCGGATGGAACAATCCTGGGGAACTTGCTGCGTGGTATGAACTTGGTATGAAAGAATCTGGCTGGCGCAATACCGCACAAAATCCAACCTCTACTGCATATGGTATTGGTCAGTTTCTTAATTCAACCTGGGCCGGAGTAGGAATTGGTAAGACAAGTGATCCTGCTCTACAGGTTGAAGCTATGGCCCGGTATATTAGGAATCGATATGGTTCCCCTTCCGCTGCCTTAGCATTCCATCGCCGTAATAATTGGTACTGACGCTAAAAAGAGGTGACCGGTGAAATGGCAGGTGAAGATCTCCCGAGATGTAGCCATCTTGATCGTTGCTTTATTGTTAGCCATTTATGAAGTCACTATCGGCGGTGGGCGTGTAGAGGTTTTAACATTTATTGCAGCATTACTAGCTTCACCATTGGTTATTAGAGCTGATGAATACAGGAGGGAAAAGAAGAATGATGAGCGAGATTCGTCGTCTCATTAAAACCTACCCACTTACTGTTATTTGGTACATTATTGCTCTGTATGCTGCTATGATTGTAGATGTATTAACATGATCAAATGGCTGGACGACCATCCGTGGCTATTCTCACTCATATTAACAGTCGTTATTGCAGGTACCGGCTGGGGCTATATACAGTATAAGGATGTCCAAGAGGACAGAGAGGATGATCGTCTGGTACAGTGTATTACAGATTGGGCCGGTGAATTTACAAACAGAAGTGATAAATTAGGTACTGCTGCTAGGGAGCGGGATATTGCAGAAGATGCTTTTATCAGAGCATTAGCTAATGCCAGTTCCCCAGAAGGGCGTCAAATTGCTTTAGATGCTCTGACAACCTATATAGACAAATCAAATAACTATGAGACACAGCGAACTAATAATCCTGTTCCTGTCTCGCCAGAGTTAAGGTGTAGATAATGACTGATCCTGTTAATGTACCAGTTCCGCGTGTTGTATATACAACCGCAAAGCGAACTGCTGCTGCCCTTACAACTGGGCTGGGTGTTGTAACTCTGTTTGCAACTCAGATTTCTGATGGTCTTCTTTCGTGGGGAGAGGCCGGTACATTGATTGGTGCAGTGGCGACTGCGGTAACTACAGTTATTGCTGTCTTCCGTGTACCGAACGATGGGGTGCAGTGAAGCGAATTATAGGTCCGCCATTGCGAGGTTGGGATTTGCCTCGCATGGTGGATCGACTTCGTTCTATGGAAGCACCTGAATTATTCTGTACTGATATGGCTATTCCTTTGTGGAAAGAATCTATCAGGTACGGAATTGATCCTGTAGGCCCTATTGCTCAGTCAGCCAAGGAAACGAACTGGGGTAAGTTTACCGGTGTTGTGAAGGCTGAATGGAGAAATACTGCTGGGATTAAGGTACGCTTTCAGAATCTTCATCCTGAACTATCTGGTGATAAGCCACTAGCTCATGCCATGTTCCCAAGCTGGGAAGTAGGCGCACGGGCACATGTACAGCATGTTTGTGCTTATGCAGGACAACCTGTAGATGATCTCATCATTGATCCCAGATGGGATTTTGTAGTTGGTAAATACAATCTACAGGTATGGGATGACTTTAGAAAGTTATGGGGTCCAGATGACAACTACGGTCTTTCTGTAGAGGTCATTATGAAGAAGATCCTTGAGGAGGCATAATGGCACTTTGTCCATTTGCCGTAAAGAGATTACTTCCAGAAAATCAGACACAGGGGAGGATTACTCCTCGTGCAATCATTCTCCATACTGCGGTGGATTCGGCAAGTCCTAACAGCTCAATCTACGGTTATTTTTCTCGTGGTGATGTTTCAGCTGAGTCTCATTTTTATGTCCTGGATAATGGTACTATTGAGCAGTATATTGATACTGACATTAGGGCTGATGCTAACGGTTCTGCCAACGGATTTGCAATCTCGATAGAGACTGAGGATGACGGGAATCCTGCGCAGAATGGTTGGACTGATGCTCAAATCACATCTTTGCTAAAGCTCATTGAGTGGTGTTGTACTACCCATAATATTCCCTGGCGACAGATTCCATCAACTACAGGTGCTGGCATTGGTTGGCATTCTATGTGGGGATTTAACACTGTCTCCAATAAGTCGATTAATCCTTGGACTTCCGCTGTAGGCAAGACCTGTCCTGGGGGTCCTCGTATTGCACAGTCCAAGATTATTATAGCGAAAGGAAATCTTGACGTGGCCGGTGAGGTGGCAGACCAGCTTGTTCGGGATATGGCCGGACGAATTACCAATACTGGTAAGGCTGTTTATGATTTCGTGTTTGTAGATCGTGCTCTTGACATTATATTTATCCGTGCCCAGATTACTACACTTACCGCAGCTGTAGCAGCGTTAGCTGGACAGCAGGATAATGATATTACCGAGGCTCGGATGCAAGAGATGTTAGAGGACGTGTACGGTCGTCTAGAGCAAGCTGTCCGGGAGACTGGTATTGACGTAGAGGTACATGTGCCAGCACAAGATTAACTTGACACAGAGAACCGGTCTGGGTTATCTTGTCGCCATGGAGAGCAAAACATCATGGCAGCTCCGAGGACAATGTCGGGGCATAGATAATCCAGACCGGTTCTTTGAAAGCATCAAGCAGGCTAAGCGTATCTGCAAAGGATGCCCAGTTCTTGAGTTATGTAAGATGTACGCTATTGCTCATGATGAGCGGGGTGTCTGGGGTGGTACATCTAGATATGAACGTATGCAGATGCCTGAATACTATGTAAATGTGATTAGGCAGATATTTCAGAAGGAGGGAATTCTTGAGTATCGTTCGTGGCTATCAATTCCTGTAACAGAAGAAGAGCGTCTGGAGGAACAACAGCTGGAATTGTCTGACCCCAACGTTCTCCAGCAGGCTTCGTAGGTACCCAATCAATCCCTATTTCCTGTAGGGACTTCTTTATACATGAGATAGAGCAGTAAGCAATGCTATCAACATCCCAGCAGTAGGCAAATTCAAGTTTGCACTGCTTACATTGCTTGCTCTTGAAGTCCTTCCCCCTGTTCTCCAGGAAGTATAGAGCTGCCTGACCCTCCCTCGCTAGATCCTGCATGCTCTCCGTCGGCTGTTCTATTTCCATCCCGTACAAATTCTTGATCAGTTCGAACGGGTCTTGCATAATTTGGCTCCTCTTTTATGGGCTGATGAGCACAATCACACCAACTAGGACCCTTACATAATTCGTGCAGTTCCATCTTATTCAAAGATGCTGCATTAGCGCATGTTTTGCAAATCATCCAATACTCTCGGAGGAATTACTCTGATTGAGTGTAGATGGAAGTATCCGATGAGGTAAGCAGCCATCCAGTGTGGCATGTGTCCCTTCGGGATTTTAGTTCCTGACCAAAGCGCAGCAATTCTCTTGACAGTAGCCGCGAGTTCAACCACTCTAGCCTTAACTCGCCGCGCTGTTCGTTTAATCGTACCGATAGTCTGAATAGTTGTAACCTTGGAACCAGTGTGATTGACGGAACCATAGACACGGTATTCTTCGAGTATGAACAACTCAGGAGCAGTGGGCCAACTTTCAACGAGGTCAAGAAACTCATCTAATTCTACCTCATTAAAATGATATAGATGAAGTACTTTCCCGTTTTCATCCCAGGTAACTACTCCCGTCGTATTCCCTGGATCGAAGCTGATATACTTCGCCCCTTTGTACTGCATCAGAGATAGTGTCGTAGGCATCTTTATTCCATCTCGCGTCAGCTAATGCATGATGTTCTTGCTGATTTTCAATTCCCAGCCCAGCTTTGTCGAGGCGATAGTGCCACATGAGCTGTTTGATGTCAAGACAAAACATCGGCCAGCCTTTAGGCAAATCAATCATACGTCCGAAGATTTGACACAAGAGGACCCAATCGTAGTCCGCAAAATATGCCCAGAATTCAGGCTTCTCACCAACAAATTCCATGATTTCTTGGGCAATTGCAATCTTTCCCATTTTACTCGATCCTGACAAATATGGACGGACATTCTCGAGTACCCAAGGATTAGCTTTGTTCCAGTCAACTTCAGCAAACTCTGCATAGTATTCTTTACCATCCTCACGAATCATTCCAATAGAAATGGGCTCCATAACAAATGCGGAACCTCCCTCAATAAATTCAAAGTCAAAGAATATTCTCACTTACCTTCCTCCTTCTCTTTCTTGGTTCTAGGTCGGCGTTGTAATTTCTGTGCTGTTTGCGCGTTTTTAAGTGCTCTATCCCTTAGTTTATCAGCTTGCTTTTTCAGATAAGCCTCCTTCTTCTTACGATGCTTTTCTTCTTCTGTTTCACTCATCCCACTTCTCCTTAGTTCCCCACTTATGAATATCTACCTTAAACTGAACACCAAAGTTGAAATCTGAATTAACATCTTCCATAATATTCTGGATCTCTGGGATATAGATCTTTTCCTTTCCTCGTTCGATTTCAAATCTGATAGAGTCATGAACTTGTAGGTCCATACGACACTCGTCATTATTAAGGCCAGCTTCATCAAGCGCAATCATTCGTCGCTTAACAATCTCAAAAGCCCCGCCTTGGCATACAGAGTTAAAAGCTTTGTGTCCGTCGTCGTACGGACCCTTGTGACGTCGTCTCCCAGTCCAATATCGAACAAATCCGTTTTGCTCCATGCGGAGTTTTGCCAGACTTGTAGCTTTGGCCAGTCCGGGGTATTGCTCATAATATTGTCTAATGCGACCTTTAGCTGCTAATCGGCCCAGACCAAATACAGCCGAAATTCGGTCTGCTCCTCCACCATACTGTAGAGTGTAATTAAATGTCTTAGTGTCATGCCGACTGAGACCAAGGTCTTCCGCCATTTCGCTAAAAATATCTCGTCGCGGGTCATTGAAGATATCGATAAGCCGTTGAACTTTTCCATAAGCTGCTGCAATTCTGAACTCTAACTGAGAGAAATCAGCCTCAAAGGCAGCGAATTCGGGGTCTGTGATGAATGCGCGTTTAAGACGACCGTTCCAATCATTTTCTGACTCTCTGGGTATTTGCTGAAGATTTGGATCCTCACACGACATCCGCCCTGTGACAGTACCGTGGATCTTATAGTTAGCTCGTAGCCGACCGTCAGGCCCGAGGAGTTCAAGATAGCGTCGATAGTTTGACGAAGTTGTCTTTTGCCAGCCTCGGAAAATGAGAATTTCGCGTGCTCGTTTGTCGTTAGTGGCTTGCAACATTTCATCATAAGCCTTCATCACTTCCTTATCAAATGATGGCTTATTTGTCTTCTTGCTGCGCTTGAGTACAGGCAGTTTCATCTCATCAAGAAGAAATCTGCTCAGCTCTGTAGACTTAGCCGGATCAAACCCCAGCGATCGTTTGATCTCATCCATGATCTGTAGGCCACGCGCTAGCTCGCGTTCACTCAGATCTACATCTACAGGAATGCCTCTGTTCTCAATGCGAGCCATGAGACGAATGAATTTTTGTTCATAATCCCACAGCTCTCCATCAAATCCCTGTTCCTGAAAATCAGGGTAAAGATTATAGAAAAGTTCTTGAGTTATGTAAGCATCATTTGCACCGTATTCACGGATCAGCTCAGCAGGAATAGCATGCCAGCCAAATGCTTTGATGAGCTGATCCATGACATCTGACTTACGCTTTGGTTCTCCTCCAAAATGCTTAGAGAGATAATCTAGTTCCTTACTGAAGTAATTCTCATTGTTCATATGAGCCATTAACATGGTATCATAGAACTTGCCTGTCCTGTAGATCCCGAGGTTCTCTAGAGCCCTAAGATCATGCTTAGCATTATGAAACACAACACAAGGATGCTTAACGATAATCCGAGAAATAGGATCAAGCCAGTCAGCAGGTAGATTATCTCCAAGCTGATGACGAAAAGGAAAGTACTCCGCAACGCTATGCGAACTAGTAGACAGACCCCAGGTGACTGAATATGGATGGGTGAGCGATCCCTCAGTGTCAATAACGAGGTGATCCGCTCTCTGCATATTAATAAGATGTTTCTCAAAATCCTCTTCAGTAATCAAGATGACTCTCCTCAGGCATTAAACTCTGAGGGAGCTTTTGAGGTCCCCCTTGAATTTCCCTAAAATCAAGGTCAGGAGTTCGTTGAATACGGAATGGTTCCCATTGTTGAGCCATACGAAGCTTTAAACAGGACATCTCTATGTCTTTTCCGACTTGCCAAAGACTGATAGCAGTTGAAACAGCTCGTCCAAAATAGCCGGATCCGTGGAGATCGTCGAGTTTGTTAGGCTTTTTGTTACCAATCTGTTCTTTTCTTGGATGGTGAATGAACCAGACAAAAAGACCGTATTCGAGCCTAAGCGTACGATGGATATAGTCAAGCGTTTCAAAGATAATTTTGTCACTACTGATATCCTCGCCTACAGCTACACCAAATGAGTCAAAGATGATACCTTCAGGTTGATGCTTCTCAATAACTTTATTTAACTCACGCTGTGCAGACTTATTATTTAATCTAATAGACGCTCCCAGAGGCATGATCTGCATATTCTGCTTCAGCAGCTCATTTTCCTTCATGGCCATCATTTCCATGAAGTATTTGAGTTCCTCGTGAGACATCTCCATAGATACAAAAATGTTCCTGAGGGGATTTGGTATATCCCATTTCAGGAATTTCTCACCTTTGGCGATCTTTTCTGCAAACCTCAGGGAGATCTGTGATTTACCGATGCCTGCTGGCCCTGAGAGCGACAGGAGCCCTTTCTTGTGCAGGAGTTCAGGGATTACCCACTCTACCTGTAGCTCAGTTGCCATGAACTCTTCAAATGAATATACTCTGAAGATAGAACTAGGTGCTTCTGCTACAGGATCTACAGGATGCAGTGAGCGAGCATAGTTAATAATTCCCAGCAGACGCTCTTTTTGATCCTTTCTCCCAGCATATTTACGCCAACGCTCATCTGCATTATATAGCATGGACAAAGTCTCAGCATTTGTCATGCCCATCTCCATGCAGAAGTGAGCTAATTTGGTTAATGCCGAAGACCTGTGTCCTTTTTTAACTGCCTTGGAACGAAAGAGTTCAATAGCCTCTTCGCTAAAACGATATTTGGCAATAATGGGAAAAGTCTCAGGAATTGCGTGAATATCACCAATTCCGAGGAGTTTAATCGGTAGCTCGGGGAGCGTTGCAAAGGTTTGAAGGGTGTGCGTGCGGGGATCAAATCGCTTGAGTTGTGTTTTCTTAGCGCTTTCGTGGTGCAGTGTTCCCGGTGGCCGGAGAACACGATTAGCGTTCCAACACGAGAGATCAGCCTTTAAATGATAAGTGAGTCGTTGGCTAATCGTTTCGACAATTTCTTGATCCCGTACGAAATATTCGAGCTTCCAGTACCAGTGTTCGTGTCCTGCTGTAGACGACTGAATTTTAATGCTAGGTTCTGGTACATTAATGAGAGATAGTGGCAATACCCCGTCAAATTCGGCCCATACCACATTGGTGCCAAGGAAGGAGTCCTTTGTGGCGTCACGTGTTGAGAATAGGGCAGGACCATAGTAAACTTCGTGCGTGCTTGTATAGCGGTTGACGTGGTCAATTAATGCCTTCTTTTCTCGAGGCCACTCAAAAAAATATTGCTCGAATCCATCTGTTACAGGATTTTTGGTAGGACTATACACAAAGCCTGTTTGATCGCCGAACAGAAAATCAAAAAACTCCGAGAGTTCAGCCGGGGTAACTCCTAGAGGATGGACTGTTCCCATTATCTGATAATCTCCCATACGAGAGGTATTTGGCTAATGCCTCCTTGTACTGCGCTCTGCGCCTTTCTCCCAGCCAAGGCCAGAACATAGCTATAATATACTGTACGTATTCAAATTTGGCTGTAGACCAATCATATGTACTTTTATAAACTTTGTTAGGTCTTGTATGAGGACCTGTAAGATTACCTACATTAACAATCTCCCAGAATTGATATAGTACATCATAGTCTGTCATTACAACTGTCAGTTCTATATTATGACTTCCCTTATGAAAATAATATTTTGCGCGCTGATAATTATAAGTCTTTTTAGGTTTTGTAGTTCTATAAAAACAACTACCTTCACCTTCATATAAGCCTGCTGCCCATGCAATATTCTCACGATTCAACTGAAGACTCCAGATGCTCCTTTAGTTTGACGTAACCGCTAATTACCAACGGCTTCTTCATTGTGTTCCAAGTAGCATATGCAGGATGATACAGGGGAACAAATTTACCGTCAAGTAATTGTCCATGATTATGAAAAACGTCACGCATCTTAGGAAAAATCGCTGTAATTGCGGAACGTCCACATAACCCAACAATTTGTGGTTGTACGATTTCGATTTCTTTTAGGATATAATCTCTGGAGTCGTAGATTTCCCATGGGTCTGGGTTTCGTGTGTGCCCTCTACCGTCTCTAGGCCAATATTTTACAATGTTTGTCATGAACGTATCGTCTTGAGGAATACCAACCTTCTTGAGGATCTCAACTAAGTTTTGTCCAGCACGTCCTTGAAAAGGCTTCTTCTTGGCATTCTCTAGGCGACCGGGGGCTTCTCCAATAAGCATATACCTTGCCCCGATTGAACCCCATCCACCTACAAAGAAAATACCAGGTTCTCTAAGATTACGAAACTTATCATCTGCGTGATATGAGTCGTACAACTCCTTCAGGTCTTCGAGTGCAGTCATTAGTTGTCCTTATATTATGTTGCCTGATAGTTCAGCATATCACACATGTAGCGCTGGTGGGATTCGAACCCACACTTACTGGGACTTAAATCCAGTTCCTCTACCAATTGGGATACAGCGCCTAACAGGGGCGGCTGATACAGTAGCACTATCCTATCTCAGCTCTTACCTAGTGCTAGGCCCCATATTGACTTACTTATCAAACATTTCCTGTAGGTGCTTACGCAGAACAAAAGCGATCGTCTCTACAGTAATCGCAATGAGAACTGCGGACAGAATCTTCTGAAACTTATCCTTATTCACTTGATAATACCTCTCGTCTTGGCAGCCAAATGAGCCGCACTGAGTGCGCACATCTTTTCGTAGTCAGGACTACGCCAGCCGCCTACCTTCTGTTCCGTCACAAGAGAGCCCTCACGAATGGCATCCGCAAGAGTGTAGCCTTCGGTAATAACTCCCAGCTCGATCTCACCTAACACGTCGGTGAGTTCATCTACCTTCCTATCCAAATTACTCATTTCATTATCCTTCCTTAAACTGAAGGTCTATATCCAAACTTTCAAGCCAGTCCGCAATTTGTTCCCGTGGCCATGCGTGTTGGTCATTGAGATGAATAATCAGACCAAATAGATCATGATTATTCTGACCTAGCAATGCACATGGCTTGCCATTCTTCATCTTTCCTTGGTCTGCGGGACACCGTGCAACCTTAGCACCTTGAATGCCTGGAAGTACAGATGTTAGTTTGGATGAAACATCTGTGCCTGGAGCCGTTGGTGCACCATATAACTTAGACATCATTTCATAGATGTCTTTAGTCTCTATAGGCTTGACGGCGGCACTTGGAGCAGTTGGCTGATCTGCATGAAACTCAAACAGCTTAGCCATCTCAAATTTGAGATGCTTATCAATTTGATTATCAAACTGCGTGGATACTTCCTTATATCCCTCAAATAGTTTGTCCTTGACTATATTCTCGATCATATGAGAGATATAATCAAGCCAATATTCCAGTCCCTTGTGGCCATGCGCTCCAGAGATACCTTCGGCTAAATAATGTGGAATGCTCAAGTACAGATAGTCGTTAATCGGTGCGGATAGAGCGAGTCTCATCTGAGATTCCATAAGAGCATACCCACCGCCCTTATGAATCTCAATACGAATGATGAATGGGAATCGCTCTCTGAGCTTCTTGGTGAATTCGTTCTCCCAGTAGCCTGGAGTTCCTCCGGTTAATGGAGATGACATGTCAAGTCCTTAGAAAGCGGTGGCGACCGGGTACAAGCTGTCTTGGAGTGACCGGTTCTTACCTACAGCTAAGGCCACCGACTTTATACTATGGCCTATCGATATCCGGAATCAAAACCTCCGGCTTAAAAATAACCCGATAGTGATATGTGCTAACATTTGCACCCTCGATCTGCTCAGCAAAGTACGTCACATTGTCGCTCAGGCCAAGGAAATGCTTCTTAAATTCATTATCACCAAGCTTGCAAGTAACTTCAAGCTGACGATTCTCGTCCTTAATAGAGCACTTACCTTCTACGGAAAGAAGATACTTATCAGTAATGCCATTAAGAAATACGATACGTCGATTGATCTCAAACTGATCCGCAGCTTTAGATAGATTCTCAGATGCCACGTCTGCATCGGTAGTACACCCAGTTAATACGCCTAATCCAACCAGCGCGGTCAGGCTTACAATTAACTTCTTCATTATTAGATTGCCTCAATTGTCAGTCGAAGATGATTTCCCTGCTCGGTAAGGATTTCTACTCGGCGGACCTCATCCTCATCATCTGCCGGATCCCAGGTCAGTTGGTTGTTGTTCATTTCAATGTATCGAGTCACGAAATTCATCATATCTCGTACATCCTGGAAAGCAGGAACCGTTGGTTCAGGATTCGTCATCAACAACCTCGACACGATCAACATCTTCAGCATCAGTAAACTCAGCGACAACTCGATCATTTTCGCTGTCAGTTACTTGTAACCTATCACCATCTTCAACAAATACCCAGCCATCAGCCTGATCATATACATGCTCAGCCTGCTCGCCACCACGAATATGACGAATTACCTTAACACCCATCTATTTCTCCTTATGAGGTGGGGCGGGAAGCCGGTCCAATCGCTCTCTGCTGTAAAACCGAGTAATTCTTCCTCTTACCTGCGACTTGGCCCCATTTATTTACCTACAGGCTAGCGATGCTCATGCTTTCGTCGCGGCCGCCGCCTTCATTACGTTCCTCATAAAGACGACGAGACATGGTCTTGTTGTCGTCAATATTCGTGAACGTCTTACCTGTATGTTCACCCTTGCCTGGAGTATTCTTGACAGTAATGAACAGCTCGGCACCAATAAGATCAGACGGCTGAACCGACTTTAACTGAGCCTCAGGGACATCAAAACCCTGACGGAGACGCAGCTTCATTCGAGATACAGCGGTCTTCTCATTGGCATCCAGGTCTTCATAACGCTGACCCGGGAAAAGCTGGTAGTAATCACTCAGCATCTTTCCATGATACTGAGAGTCCGGCTCATCAATCGTATATTGAATGAAGAGGGCGGAACTCCCGGCATTTGGGCCTTTGGAGACCTGAACAACTTTAGCCTCCGTGCAGCGGCAGAGATAGACTCCTGCCTCCACAAACCAGGGATCATCAGGGACCTTATCAACATCCATGTCCCCAAATAAACCTAAACCAGTGGTGTCGTCTTCCATTTTCTCACTAACTCCGGAATCTCGTCCTGTAGGTACAGTTTCTCTGGGATTGTCGCTACTTGACTCTTCGCTGTTTCTCTCGTCGATCCCTCTAACTGGATCACTCGCTTTGCGCCTGCTTTTTCTTTGTACAGCCATCCTAGTAATTGAACTTCCTGTGCGATTACTCGGAATGTTGCTCCTGGGATATTTCCTCTCTTACCTGTATATCCCTTTTTCACATCATCTTCTGTGGCATCCTGTACGTGCATGAGATAGATGATATTCAGTTTTGAGTTAGTCAGTACATCCATTGTCTCCTGGACCATAGCCCTGACTAAGTTATAGTGGCTCCAACTCTCAATATCTCTATCGCGCTGATCGTTGAGAGGCTTGGCCTTGACGAGATTCCGGAGTGTTCTGTAGATTCCAGTCGATGCAGTGTCCCAAATTAATGTATCAAGAGACGCATATGGTTCAATACCTTCGGTATGAGCCTCGACGATAGACCTCAACTGGGCAAATCCCTTATAAGGCTGTCGCATTAACTTTCTGGCTACTTCAGGTTCCTTATAAACCACAACCCATGCAGAATCCGTGGTAACAATAATCCCACGTTCCTCAACTAGCCTACAGGCCATAGTTGTCTTGCCAGATCCAAAGTCTCCATATAGCCCAGCTCGCAGGAGTTTTTTTTCGTCAGCAAGATCTACAGGAGTAGATAAGCTGTTCAGCTCATCCAACGTCTCTTGATTCATTAAGCAACCGCACCCTTTGGAGTTAACGGTCTAGCTGTCACTTCATTTGCTGGCAGTAACTTGCGAGCATATGTTATGACACTGCCAGTCCTGAGCTGATTAGCCATACGATTAGCTTCATTTCTGGCGTATGGCCCGTATACATGAATCTTGGGATTATCCATTTGCGGACCAATCAACGCAATGGTAACCACTACATAATTATGAGGAATGTCACTCAAGGGGGACCACCTTAAACAGGTTCCCGCGCTCATCCTTGACTACTGGAGTTGTAGTTCCGGGGATCTTTCCCACGAAAGTGAACGTCTCGCCCTTGGGAGCAGGCTTAACCTGAACTGCGGGAGGTCCGGGATCTTTAAAAATAGAATCAGGCACTTCATCCAGTGTGGGAACATGAGCCTGCTTGGCAGCCTGCTGATGATTCGGCTTATAGATCCAAGCATGGCCGCGCACAACATCATCCACATCATTCATGGGATGAGTCGGCTTATTACGTGCAGACGCACGAAGATTGCTCACCGTCTTCTGGATAGCACGTGGCTCCAGACCGGTTTCATTTGCGATGTCATCAAGATAAATCGTGAGACCCGGACGATCCGTGATGTACTTCATGATGACAGAGTTTTTACTCGCCATCTCCGCCGTGAACGCCATTATCTTGTTCCTTCTTATCGGCTTCAATCATGAATTTCTGTTGAATCATCTTAACTTTTTCAGACATCATTCTTGTTGCTTCTATTTCTAGATCTAGCTCTTTCAACTTGACTCTTGCCTTGATGATGGCACGTACCATACCATCGATCAGGAAATATGTCAAGATCATAGCTATAACAACTAATCTCCAGTCCAATCCAGATACCTATCTACTAAGGGTTCATAATGGACCTTAACCATGGTAGTAATATCTCCACCATTCAGCTCAGTCCTACAGGGCTCTAAGAAATAGCAGTTCTTACAAACCAATGGACTGAGAGTCCTTCTCGGCGCTGCTGGATTATTTGCAATCTCTACAGATGCATCGATCTGTTCTTGCCAAATACCTTCTTTAGCATCAGCAGATGGTTTCATCCACTGTCGTCGGAAGATATCGTCAGGATTAGGACTCTTGAGAGATCTGTATCGTATCTGATTAAAAACGCCTTTTGTGACATAATGGCCAGATGCGTTAACAGTTCTAATGTATTTAGGAAGCTGTCCATCAATAGACCACTCTTCCTCTGATTTGAAGTTATAGATAAACTTGTGGTCATAGATAACCAAGTCTCCCCTGTAGGGGCCTTTAATCATCTCAACCAACAAGTCAAGTTTCATGCCATATTTAATGCCTTCTACTACAGGTGCTGTATATACCTGCTCTACAGCTATAACCTGAAACTCGTCTGTTCTGTAGACCTCGCAGTATGCCTCAATGAGTTGAGATAGTTCTGTAAGCATCTTGATGCGATCAAAGTCACCAGGATTTAGCTCAATGCTCTTTCTCATGGCTTTATCAATTACATCAAGTGCGCCTTTCTTTGCGTAGTCTACAGAAGCACCTTCCACGATTTCCCTGTAGAAGATCTCAAGTGCTGCATGTCCGATAATTCCCCGTGTTAATGCCATCCCGTATGTGCGAGGCTGTAACTCCTGCTGATACTGATACCAGTGCCGCCGCTTACATTCATTGTAAGCAGTAACCTCGGAGTTAGAAATGATCCTCACTTCTTATCCTTAGGATGTTTTGCCTTGATATGAGCCTGTAGGCCAGCCGGAGTCCCCCAACCCTTACCGTTATTGTTACTACAACCTTTAACAGGGCAATTCAATCTCTTTGCTCCAGGAGCAGTCATCGCTTAATGTTCCTATACCGTCGAAGAAGATCTATGAAAACTAATGGCCACTTGAGAAATGCTCCTAGATATCCTACTCCATGAACATATCTCATGTCAATGCCCATTTGAGCTTTTACTAGAAGCATTCCCAATACGACACTGATTCCCCCAAGTGCATATAATATTCCCAGCCCAACAATGAGTTCTATCATCTCGTCCTCAGAATCTCTTCAGGTGTGATAGGACGGGGATCATGATCTAGTGTTGCGAAAATCTCTTCGTCATAAACCGGATCATTTTTTGCATGCCAAAGATTATGACACGGAGAACAGATGAGGTGTATGTTCTTACGATCGTTGTTCTCTGTATTCTTTACCGGTCCATGGTGACGGTTAACTTGTTTTCCTGTAATGCACCCGAGGATTGGGACTTTACCTCCACCACAATTGGCGAGAAGTTTCCATTCGCAGTCAAGTGATCGATCCAGTAGGTATAAACTTGCTGCCCGTTTACGACCAGCGCTAGTTGTGATATCTCCGGTTCGTCTGTATTGTTTGATCTCTTCGGAGACATCAGCAACTTCAAGTGATCTCTTCGGCGGTTCATGTCCACACTCATCATAGAAACCTCTAAGGCAACTCAAACATGTAATCATAGCAAGAGAATATCACTTCACCATTGGTGGCTCTACGTGGAGTCTCATTATAGATAAACTCCTGACTGCCATCCCCATCCATATGAGTTACTTGATACTGCATCTGGTCATAAGGGATATCAATCAGGAGTCCATCTCGAGGACCACCGAAGAGTTTAATCCTCTTGCGGTTCGGTGACCCCATCATCATCCTTTGCGAAGTTGTTGATAAGACTCGGCACAGCCGCATCGAATCCAACAATGTCCAGCATTCCCGGATCCTTGGGATCAGCAATACTGAATGGACTTGCCGTCATCGAAACAACCACGAGCTTGGCATCAATTCCAGTAGCCTTGCGGTACTTCTGCAAAGCCTGGTACGGGTGAATGCTACCATGCCATGTTTCATTATCTGTGTAGACAACAAAGCAATCTACAGGAATAGACTTCTCAAGAGCGTGAAGCATCGGCAGTGAACAATCCGTACCACCGAAATCAAGCCTTGATGTGTAATGAACAATGTCATCAAGTCGCTGACGCGGACTAATGGACAGTTCACTCAGGATCGTGTCATCCCGCCACGAACTATATCCGCCACGCCACATACCACGCTGACCCGGCTGATTGCGACCAGTAGTAAAGCCAACAATCATATAGTTCTCTTCAATGCGTGCAGTGGACATAGCAACCGCAGCAGCAGCCTCACGACAGTTAATCGGAAGATACTCGCCAGGCTTGCGGCCAGGAATAGGCGCACTCATTGACCCAGAAACATCCAGGGCCAACATAAAGCGCTTTCCTGTAGGCTCGGCAACTTGGAACGACTTGTAGAAAGCATCGTCCAGTGCATCTACAATTTGCCTAGTCGGAGTCCACGTATTCTTGGTGCCTCGACCGTTTGCATATGTGCGAGTAGCAATCAACAGATTGACTGGGTGCACACGTGCACGCTTTAGTAACTCCTCATCCTTCAGACGATTAGCAACCCTCTTTGTAAAATCGCCGAGGGGAGTTAATAGACCCATGTTGGTCAATCGAGGAAGTTGGCGAATCAACGCACCGTGGGGAATACGCTGGTGCTCAAACAAAGCTTCCCAAATCTTAGGCTTCGTCACCAAACTATCAGGCAGCATTTCCCACGAGAATGGATGAGCAGCAATAAGATCGATTGCTGTCTTGACATCAGCATTCTTCATCTGTTCAAACGCACTTACCAGTTCGGGAAGAGGAACATCTTCCTTTTCCTTGCCGACAATATGCGCGTACAGACCATCATGCATAGCATCAGATGGCTTGGGGTGTGCAAGACGCAGAATATCTCTGTGCGTCCAACCATCACGCTGACGGTACTTAATCGCCTGATATGCCAATCTATCAATTGGCTTCAGATTATACCAAGCATTACCAACAGCGCGACGAAGACCAGCAGACCATCCACCAAGCTGCTCTCTATAGGCAATAAACTGGAACAACATGGTTCCAGTTCGACATACCTTCGGGACAGCTTGATATGCTGCCTGCCGTGCCTCAAGGTCCCCCATGACCGAGACAACAGCAAGTGTAAATAAAGTGGGATTCTGACGCGGAGCACGACCAGACAATGAAATTTCAGTCAGCTTGTTTACAAGCCAAGTACCACGAGACTTAGCTACGTCAAAGATGAACTGGGCATTGCTGTAGGCGTGGTCTTCCTCATTGACATAATAAGTTCCGCCATCAACACCAAGCATCAGGAAACGTTCAACTCGGTTCTCTTCAGGAACCTCGAAGACATAACCCCCAGCATTATTCTTGACTTGATCCTCGCGAGCCTGACGCTTCTGAGGAGTCTCCTTGACATTAATCTTACTCAATGCGTCTGCCATTATTTCACTTTCTCTTTATAATGGACATGGATAAATTGTCTAGAGTTTGATCTGTATGTTGGTTTCCAGATAACCGAACTCTTCCAACCCATGTAACAATTATGCGGGGTTAGTTTTTTACAAGGAAACCCCAGTCCGTAAGCCTTGCTTATCCCACCCGGACAAGATTGGAGCACGGATAAATTAACTGAACCGACACGTTTTTAACTTGAGAGGTTAAGGTAATCGATTCATTCCGACCCGTGACTTAAGAGTCTCCGGCCTGACTCGACAGACAGTAGGACCCTAACTAGTATCTTCC